AGTAGGAACAGTACCTGACGCAAGATTACTTGCGTTCAGGTTAGTCAACCCACCACCATCACTAAACGTCGCATTCTTCCACAAACTATTAACAGCATCATACGACAAAGTCTGCCCAGCAGTAGGAGACGTAATCAGAACATCATGAATCTCATCTAACTCATAACCATTCTGACAACGGACATAAATAATGCCGTTGCCAGCATTAGCACGAACAACAACACCAACATAAACCATATGGTTAGGAGCGACAGGTTTAGTAGCAGTAAACGTTCCAGCAGTAGCACCCAAATATAAAGTTTGTCCAGCAGTAAACGCAGACGTATTAACTTTCTCCAAATAACCCAACGTAGTCACAAGACCATCGCCACCAACAGGAATTAACTCTGCGACGACACCGAGAGTCTTAGCACTCGTAGCATCGCTCGTATTAAACGCACGTTTAACAGTCGCACGATCACCCTGTTGAGCATCCAAATATACGACAGTACCAACAGTCAACGCTGTCGCTTCACCATTGCGCACATACGTCTGAGAAATCTCATTAGCCTCATTCAGAGACTGTTTAAGATACTCTGTTAAAGATCCAAAGATCTTTTGCAGAGGTCTACTATTGTCACCACGAATGGATGCAATATCGGGTGCTGTCCACTTAGTCATAGTTTGATAATGTAGTTCACCACAATATAAGGAGCAAGATTACTAAACGCAGTACCGCTACCTTCAAAGGTAGTAGAACCACTCATAGTATGGGTGTGTCCTCCATCGGCAGTAATTGAACCACTAAAAGTGTGGGCCAAAGAAGTAAGAGTTGTACTACTAGCAACGGAGGGATTAGAAGGACCGCTAGTTGTTCCCGAAACAGAAACAGTACCACTATGCACATGTCCACCATCGCTGAATGTTCCGTAACCAACAGCCATTGGATTAGCACCAGCATTAACTTTCAATGGTATAGCATAGTCATTTCCGTAACCATAAACATACCTGTTCCATATATGGCCTTGGAATTGAGTTTCAGCATTAACATGTTGGTGTGGACCGCTACTACTGACACTTCCGCTAGAAGTGACAGTATGACTATGATCCATAGTATGAGAGTGGTTCGCATTGTGAGCAGCAACACTAAGACTATGAGCATGAACGTGATTAGCAATAGTGTTAGGAGTTATAGTTCCAACACCGTGTTGGTGAGAAGGCAAGTTAGCCGTAGTCAACGTACTTGTCTTAGAACCACCAGTTTCAGCCAACGCATCAAACTCACTCTGCGTAGAATCCCTACCCACAGGAATACGACCCTGCAAGTTAGGAACATTAAACGTAGTACTGCCATCACCAATACCATAGTTAGTACTAATAGCACCCCACAAACGAGTATACAAAGGATTAGTACGACTAATAGCCTGACCCTGACACAACAACCAACCTGTCGGCGCAGTCGTACCACCATACTGAGTAATCACACCAGCAGGCGTATGGTTATCTACATACGCTTTACGTACAGCCTGATTATCAGTCGTAGGATCAGTCGCAGGCAAACTAGGTATAGCCGTGAACGCAATACTTGCGTCACGCTGAATAGTTTCAGTGTTCAGAAAGTTAACGACACTTGTAAAGTTGGAGTTAACTTGAGTACCATCAGCGTTAGTACCATTAGCGAACGTATAAGTAACAGCAGCAGTAGCCATCAGGCACGCACCTTTCGTGGATTATATTTATAAGTAATAGAGTTAACACCCCAAGGTTTGCCACCCTCACCCTGAATGCTGATTTGGACACTGCGAGCAAGTCCTAAAGACTTGCCGACAGCAAGGGCAGAACCAGTAGCACTTTCGCCCCAATCAGCCTCATTCCAACCTTCGTTACCATCAGGTTCACTACCAGCAGTAGCAGTCCAAATAAGAGAATCACCCGAAGCATCCAAACTAACAACATAAGTTCTAGCAACGACAGATTCTTCCCAATCATGATAAACACGCAAAGTTAAATTAGTAGCAACAGTTGTTTGCTTCACAACAAAGTCGGGTCGTCTCCACATCTTACGATTAGAAACATTATTAGCGTCTTGCCAAGGAGTTTTATAATACGAACTAAAATTAGAAGGACCAGTACCAACATCGTCCTGATACACACTCAACTGGTCAACCTTCAATACATAAGCATTAGAAGGATGGCAAACCAAATTGTAAGTCGTACCAGTAGACGTAACAAAATTGCAGCCACTACCCAAACCTTTCCCATCAGAAGTCTGATACTTACTCCAAGCACCACTCTGCTTCAAAGAAGGATCATAAATAAAACAAGCAGAAGCCTTAGTATCAGTACCCAAAGGAAGAGAAACCCAAATCTTTTGATTTACATTCGCAACACGAATTTCGCCTTGAGCGATATCGTTAACCCGTCCAGTTTGAACCAAAGGGCGAATGGCAGTAAACAAATCCATAAACTGCTGACCATCATACTTAAACAATCCATCAGGCCAAGAAAAGAAATACACGGCAGCCTCAGTAGCCACAACACTCAAAGGATTAACAGCACCAACCTCATTCGTCAAGTTCACAACCTGAAACGTGTCAGTTGAATAACCCAAAATAGAAAATATTGCACGCTTCTTAAACACGAGAAGGTTGCCATTAAAAGGAATGATCGCAGTAATACCTGAACCGCCCTCAACAATGTCAATATAATCGTTAGTCGCCCACGATTCACGATTAATAGGATGCGAGAAACGCACACGGTTCGGATAGTCAACGCCACCCTCAGTCGTATACGCACACCACAAACGATCCACATGCGAAGTAATCAAACGAGACTTAGGAGCGCGTCCAGTAACAGGAGAAGAATAATCATCTGTATACGCCGTACTCGCATCAGTTAACGCAGTAGCAGTAGAACCATTCCACCTGTAAGAAACACCACCAGTAGCAACATAAGCAAAACTTTCAGTACTAGCAGACCACGCAGTAAACGACGCACCAAAAGGTGCAGTCGTAGAAATACCCATAGAAGTAAACGCTGTTGTCGTCGCATAATAAACAGCACTATTAGCAGACAACAAAACCTGTGGAGTACTATGATCCCAAGCGTACAACGCCTTGGGAGTAAACGAACCATTCGAGATAGAACCAATAGCAGACGTATTTAACTTTGTCATACCACCACGCATAGTTAAACCACCACGCGGGTCAATATCCACGTTTAACAGATCGGGTGACTCAGTGCGACCTAACTGGAAAGGATCAGCGCGAAGGTTAAGCCCACCAGTAAAATCGTCTGTACGAAGCAACGACAAGCGGCTCATTGACCAAGAGTCCTACCAAGTGATTGTAGCCACCAGCGACGAGAGTTATGTGGCGCACCATCAGAGACAGCGAGAGGTCGTTGCGACGAAGGACGCATAAGATCTTGCGCTGTTAATCGTACCGCTTCGTCAAATGATTTACGATAGAAGGAGGCGAGTTCAATGTCTTCCTGCAACTGGTACACTTGCGCCACCCCATAGTACACAAGAGACTGATGTAGGCGTTCGTCTGCGTCAACTTCCGTGGAATCTGAAGCAGACCAGTCGTCAGGCTTACGATATCCACGAATAGTAAGCGGATACGTTGTGTCAGGTTTGGGCCACAAATGCACTTGGTCTTGCCACAACGTGAAATACAATGGCCGTTGAACTTGGTCATAAGATCCGACCCAAACCGCTTCAGCATCATCATAACTAATAAACTCCAAACGATTACCAACAGTAGAAGTATCAACAATAGAAGTGATCTCACGCAAGTTGCCATCACCAATAGCATTAATCGCATACGCACGTTGACCAGGAGTGGTAGTCATAGTGAACGTTTTTTGATAGAACGGCCAACGCCGTTCCAAAGCAATAATACGATCAAAACCATCTTTGATGTACATTGTCAAAAGAGTGTCAGAAACATCCTGTTGATCAAGATCAACTATCTCACGAATCTTAGAACGGATCTCAACTAGGTTCACTGGCTATCTCCTTCGCTTTTTGTCGTAAATGACCAATGCAAAAGTCAGTGCCTTTAGCACGAGCGCCTTGACATGTTTCCTCGTTAGCCATGCAGCGTGTATGCCCCAAATAGGGCATACCGCCTGCGGGCGCGGGAGCAGCGTCTGCTGTAGCAAAAGGACGTGAGCCTATGTTTGCAGAGACTCCGTAGTATGAATATATAGGTGTTCCAGCCATCACTAGTAGGCTGAAGCGT